TGTCGCGCGCGGCCTGCACCGCCGTCGCCTCGTCGCACCAGTTGATCCCGTAGATCGCCTTGGCGCCGAAGCTGCGGGTGTGCGCCTGGATGACGCGCTCGCGCCGCACGTAGTGGCCTTCCGCGTCCCGGGTGTCGTAGTCGACCTCCTGCACCTTGATCTCGGGCACGTCCACGCGCACGAAGGAGTCGCCGCCGAAGCTCTGCTCGGACACGGCGCCGGCCACCCGGGCGTGACCGAACAGCTCGATCACGGCGTACATGACCGGCTTCTCGGTTGTCTGCTGGGATTCGATCGGCATGGGCTCACCCCTTGGGAAATTGCTCGTCGGCCAGCTTGGCCAGGTCCTTCTGCTGATCGGGCGCGAGGTGGCGCGCCTCGTCCAGCACCAGGTCGGCGGCGTCCCGGTCCTTGGCCTTCGTGAGGCGGCTCGCCAGGGCCGCGTAGTTCGCCTTCGGGTGCTCGCGCGGCTCCTTGCGCTGCGGCTGCGGGGCGTCCTGCGCCTCGGTTCCGGTGTCGGGCCGGTCGGCCGGATCGATTGCGCCGGCCTGGGGCTGCTGCTGCTCCTGCTCGCCGGCCTGCGCCGCCATCACGGGCTCCGCCGCGCCCGGGGCGGGCATCTCCAGCACTTCGCTCGGGCTGTTCTCCAGCGCCTGGGCCGGGGCGGGCGCCGGCGCGGCTGCGGGCGTGACCAGCGCCAGGTCGGCCACGGATCCCTGGCCGGCGATCGCGCTGTGCATCTCCTCGTTGTCGTGGGCGATCGCGCGCTCCAGCCGGTCCGTCTTGGGCAGCTGCTTGTAGATGCGCTTGATCACCGACTTGATCGCCTGCTGGTCGTACCAGTCCTTCCATGGCCCGGTCGGGTTGCCTTCACTGTCCACGGCCTTGCTCACAGCGCGCACCTTCTCGATGTCCCGCCGCGGCATCACCTCCCGCTTGATCTCGCCGTTCTTCAGCTTCACCACCACGTACGCGCCCATGATCTGGCCCGGGTCCTCGTCGCCCAGGAACGGCTCGTGCACCAAGGTCACGTTGTCGCCGCGGGTGAAGCGAAAAACATCCCGCTCGTACCAGACCGCCGCGTCGATGTAGGTCACCTCGCCCGAGGCGTACAGCAGCTTGACAAGGCCGCCCACCATCGGCAGGTACTGGGCCTTTCGCACCCATTGCCATTGGCCGCCCACCTTCGTCTTGGTGTTGTAGATGTTCAGCACCGCCTCGCGGCCGTCGGGCATGAGGCCGTCCTGGGCGGCGCGCATCGCCGCCAGCAGCAGGCTGCCCCGGTCCACAGCCAGCAGGTCCGGGTTGGCCAGTACCGCGTTCTTCACCACCCGGATGTAGGCCTCCGCGTTGGCGCGGCTTCCGAGCATCTTGGCGAACTCGTCCAGGCGCGACTCCAGCTGGTGCGCCAGCGTGTCGAAGGGGTTGCGCGCCTCGCGCGCGGTCATCTGGCCGGTAGCTGCGGCCTTCAGGGTTTCAGCGGTTCCCACGTGGTGGTCCTTTCAGTTCTTGACGGGCTTGGGGTCTTTGGGGATGCGCAGCACGCGGATCGTCTTCGTGCGGGCATAGCGGGCGAACAGGTCGGGTTCCTCCTGGCGCAGCGTCTTTGCGTCCAGGCGCGTGTCACCCTGGGCCTTGAAGGTGGCGATCACCTTGCCGTCGTAGACGACCTCGCTGGCCGGCTCGATGAACTGGCCGATCTCGAAGGCCAGGGTCTCTTCGTCCAGTTCGTCGGCCGTGCGCCGCGCGCGCAGCACGCGCAGCGCCTCGATCTTCAGGGCGACCTCCCGACTGGCCTCCTTGCGCTGGCCGTTGTCCGACGGGAACAGGCGCTTGATGTCGGAGAAGTTGATCGGGTCGGGCGGCACGTCGGCCAGCACGTGGTTCATCCAGAAGTCCACGCACTTGGCGCGCATGGCCTGGATCACCTCGTCGTCGGCCTCGGTCCAGTAGATGTCGACGTCGTCGAAGCTGCGCAGCGCCGCCACCAGGCACACCCGCCGGCCGCGGATGCCCATGCCGTGCATGAACTGGCAGGCGTACTCGATCGGCACGTCTGTGTTGCTCTCGGTGCCCCACTTGCGCCGGGCGAAGCCGCTGACGCTCTTGGCGTCCGCATTGACCTCGGTCCCGTCGAAGGTGTAGATCCGTTCGCCGATCTGCGTCTCACCCCACAGGCGCAGCTCGAAGTCGATCTCGCAGGCCAGGAAGGGGTGCTCGGTGTCCTGGTACCGCTGGTTCACCGCCAGCAGCTCCACGCGCAGGCCCTCGTCCTGGAGTTTCTCCATCACCATCTCCCGGATGAAGGGCTCCAGCTTGTGGCCGCGGCGGAAGCGCCGCTCGCGCTCCAGGTCGATCTCCGTGCTGGGCGGCTTGTGGCCAGCCTTCTCCTCCCAGAGCTCCACCGGCGTTTCCCAGGGGCTCAGGCCCATCACGGCCGCGACGTCGCTGCCGCCGATGAACCTCCTCCTGTCGGGTTTGGCCGCAGCTGCAGCGTCAGTTGCGACGGGGGCGAGAACTGCGCTCATGGTGTCCTTTCAGAGGGGAATGCAAACGGGCAGGCCGAACGCGATCGCCGCGGCGCAGGCGAGCGCCAGAGCCGCCACGGCGACCACGCCGGCGACCGTGCGGTCGGGGTGGGATGGCTTCATGGCGACCCCTTGGCTAGCCAGTGGGCGTACAGGGCCAGCGCGCCGTAGCTGCAGGTGATGAAGACCCCCACGAACACCTGAAACACCAGTGACCAGGGCGTGGTTTCGGCCTGCGGCCGCCGCGGCGGCTCGATGCGCACAGAGATCTCTCGCACCACGTCGTGACCGCCTTCGCGCTCGTGCAGGGCGGCCAGCGTGCGGCCGGGGCAGTCGAAGTCCGGGCAGTCCGCGCGGTAGCAGCACAGGGTGGAGAAGGGCTGGCGGCTACACACAGCGGCACCCTCCCAGCTGGCCCAAGCGCTGCTCGACGAACGCCAGGCGCTGCAGGATGTAGCTCACCTCTGGGCTGCGCTGGTCCAGCTCGCTCAGGCCCCAGCGCAGGTGCCACCGGTCGAACCGGTAGCCCAGGCGGAAGAGAGCGCGTATCACGGGTGCACCTCCTCAGGGCCGGTAACGCGGATCTGGATCGGCGTCAGCAGCTTGCGCACGCTGTCGTGCAGCTGGTCGCGCTTCTGCTCGGCGAGCTCGCGCGTGACGAAGTGACCGAACTGCGGCTGCGTGACGAAGATGGTCTTCCCGGCGACGGGGGACTGACTGGCCAGCACCCACACCTGGTCCGGCAGCGGTTCGGGTTTGACGTACTGGACGCTCACGACTGCCTCCGCTTCAGCATCTCGTCGGCCCAGGCAAGCGGCCACTGCAGCCAGCGCTCGCGCTCCCGGGCGTCTGACCACTCCTCGTCGGCCCTGCCGGTGGCCGCCCACCGCGCCTGGATCTTTTTGCCGCGCTCAGACTCCGGGTCGGGGCCGTCGTGGTACCAGGCGGCGATCTCCTCCGCCAGCGTCTCGTCGCCGTCGGCCTTCAGTCGCTGGATCAGGGCCGGGATGTTCATGGCCGCAGGCCGCTCGGGCAGGTTGGCGCGGAACCACGGCTGCGGCGTGGCGGGCGCATGGGCGATGAAGTAGTCGCGCAGGGTCATGCCCGGCGCTGCCGGCTCGCCATTGGGCCCATAGGGTCGACCCGTTTCGCGCAGATGCGTGACCGGGAAGGCCGGCCCGCCGTCATCTCGATTCGGCATCAGTAGTTCCCCCCGCGCGTCTCTTCCTGCCCCTGCCAGCGCGCCTCGGCCGCGATGTCGCGCGCGTCCCGCTGGAACTGCCGCTGCTCCTCGGCCATCTCCTGGCGCAGGCGCTTTTCCAGTCGGTGCATGCGGTCGATCTCGGCGACCAGCGTGGCCACGGTGGCCGGCGTCACCAGGTCCGCCGCGCCGTCGCCCACTGCATAGGTGCGCGCCAGCGCCAAGGCGACCGGCACCTGCTCCATGTGCGCGCGGTGGGCGCGCAGGTTCGCGTGAAACGCTTCATCAGCCATGGGTCACTCCTTTACTGCTTTGCTGATCGCGAGGTCGTTGATGTGCGCCGCGTTGTGCAGTCGCTCCACTGCCGTGGCGATTGCCCGGGCGGCGTCGGCGCTGCCTCGCGTGCGCAGCGGCTCGACATAGAACTGCAGGATGTCGGCGACGCCACGCAGGTGCCGGTTCGTCTGCGCCAGGCGCTCGAGGAGAACCTGCGCGTCGGCGCTGAGGGGCGGCTGCGGCCCGGGCTGGCCGCGCGTGACGATCGGACGCGGGGGCTCAGTCACCGGGTAGGTCCTCCACGCGGTTGACGTCGTGCCGGGCGCAGGCCTCGATCAGCGAGGTGTAGCCCCTGATCTCCTTGACTACCTCGCGCGGCTTGCAGTCACGCACCGCCAGGCGCAAGCGCGTGCCGTCGGTGTAGGTGATGGCGTAGGTCTTCTCGGCCCACTCGCGCAGCTTCAGCCACGAACCGGGATAGACCTGGCGGTGAACGATGCGGTCCTGGGACGACCGATACCCCAGCCACTCGCCTTCGATGACGAAGCGGCGGGCGCTCATGCTTCCTGCGCTCCGGTCCGTGGCAGGAACCGCGCCAGCCACGCCTCGTACTTCTCGGGTGACCCCCAGCAGGCCGCCGGCGCTGCGTTGTAGAGGAACACCATGTAGGCGCCCAGGTTGCGGATGTTGTGGTCGTCCGCGCGCTCGCAGGCGCCGCGCAGATCGTTGCGCAGCACGGCCTGCCAGAAGTCTCCGGGCGGCACGCCATGCTCGATGTAGCGCTTGAGACCGGGCATCATGTATTCCGGCACGACGCCGCGGTGCCCTGCGTCGTAGGCCTCGGTGTAGCGCTCGCTCATGACATGCTCCCGGCCTTGGCGATGACGGCGCGGAGCTTCTTGAAGCCTTCCAGATCCAGCAGTTGCGGCTCGTCGCACGTGGCGCTCATTGCCAGCCATGCAGCGACCATGTCCCGCCCGGCGTCCAGCAGTTCCCCGATCAGCTCCTCGCGCTCATCGAAGGGCGCAAGCTCGTAGGCCGGCACGTGCTGCCGGTAAATGCGCAGTTCGTGTTCGTCGGTGTCGATCGGCGGGATGACGATGGCCACGTCGAGGGCGATGTCGGCGTGCAGCACGTCTTCGCTATCAACGGAGAGGCCGCGCACCACGCCGGTGACGCGCTTGCCGTGGAAGTCGTTGTGCCGAACGCGCTGGCCAATCCGCAGCGAGATTTCGAGGCTGGCCAGCGGTGCCGGCGCGTGGTGCGCCGCGTTCATGCCGGCACCTCGTTCGTCAGGGCCTGCAGCTTGCCGATCTGCTCCATGATCTGCTGCTGCTTCGTCAGCCAAGCGGCGCGCGCCTGATCGAGCTCCTCGCGCAGCGCGGCGAGCTGGCCGACGACGAGGTCATCGTTTGAGATCAGGCGCACGCTGATCTCGGCCTCGCCGACGCGCACCCAAGGATCCTCGCCCTTGTCCATGTTGCCGCGGCAGAAGTAGAGCCCGCTGACCGCGAGCTCCTGATCTCCGGACTGCACGCTCGAGAGGAAGCGGCCGACGCCCTTCGTGGATGTGACCCAGGCCGGCACCGTCGCCCTGATGGTGATCGCCTCGGCCATCACAGGCCTCCGATCTGGCGAAGGTGCTGCACCTGGTCCTCGATGCCGGCCTGCACGTCGCGATCCACGCGGCGCTGCGCCTTGTCGACGTTGCGCGCCAGGTCGGCGGCGATCAGTTCGGCCTCGGTGAAGACAGGCCGCTCGGGCTCGTCGCAGTCCGCGGTCAGATGGTTGCCGCCGGCCACCCGGCCGAGGGCGAAGGTGCGGGCGACGCTCATTGCGCGGCTCCCGTGGCAGTGGCAATGGCAGCGCACGCGGCCTGCAGGCTGGGGAAGGACACCACCGGCGTCCAGCTGGTGCAGTCCTGGGGGTTCACCCCTGCCGCAAGCAGCAGGGCGCGGCGAACCGGCCAGCCGTGGTTGCCGCAGTCCTCGATCCACCACCGCCGACGCCACGCGGCGCTGCGCACGTTGGCACGCACCAGGACGCCGCGATAGCGATAGCCGATGGTCTTGATGAAGGTGCCGAGCGTGATGCGCTCGGGCTTGTGCTCGGTGTTGCGTGCGCTGCTCATGTCAGCGCACCTCGTAGCTGCTGACGGCCGGGAGCGTCATCTCCTTGCCGCCGTAGAACGTGCCGATCTGCGTGCCCTCACCGACGAGGGGAATCAGCGGGCCGGTGTACGGACGCACGCTGTGCACGTCGCCTACATACCCGCCATCGATGGCGTTGAAGAGGGAATCCCCCGCCTTGATCTCGTTGCCCTGCCTGATCGTCCGCATCGCTCGCTCCTGAATTAGGTGAAGCGAGTATAGGAACTCCGATGGAGTTATTCGATAGGTGGTCCGATATTGCGCCGACTATTTTGTTTCATCGCCAACGGAGCTCCGATAAACGGCCGCTATCAGTCGCAAAAGAAAAGCCCGCGATGGGCGGGCTCAGATGAAGGGCGGAGGTCTCAGTGCGTCAGTGCCTGCCGCGATCGGCCTCGTAGCCTCGGATCACCCAGAGGCTCACCAGGTGAGCCCCCAGCGGACCGACGATCGCGAAGCCGTACAGCCAGGCGGCCGGGATGCCGTGCAGCAGGCTCCAGGGATAGGCACGCAGAAGGAGCAGGGCGGCGGCGACGGCCCAGATCACCGCGCTCAGGCGCTTGGCTCCCTTCACTGGATCCTCGCCGCCGTGCCGGTGCACGTGATGCGCGTCCAGCAGTCCCGCGCCAAGTCAGAGACAGGCGGGCCGGAACAGCTGCCCAGGATCACCGCATTGCCGCCCAGGCGATCGGCCTTGATCTGCAGCTGCTGGACCGCGTCCTGCTCCGTCGCCGTTGGGTCGGTCGTCAGGTGCTGGCAGCTGATGGCCGTGACCGGCTGGATCTCTTGCGTGCCCGCCGGCGCTTGGCCCGGCTGGATCACTCGAGTCCGGCTCAGCACCAGCCTGTACGAATCGTCCACCGTGATTCGCTCCACCGGTGCAACGGCACATGCCGAGAGCAGGGCGGCCGCAGCTACGGTGAGGGCAAGGCGTTTCATTGTCGTTTCCCGGGCCATTCCTGATTGGTCAAGCTTGATGCGTTCCAGAGCATGTCGGCGGCCGCTGACACTGCGTTGCGCGGCGCCTTCTCATACACGCCAGTGAGCAGGGATTCGTCCTCCCCTTTCACTGTCCTGTAGATGATGGCCAAGCCGCGAAGTTTTCCTTCGATCGCCATCCCGAGCAGGATGGCGAGCACTTTCACGGAGTCCAGGCAGACTCCGAAGGGGACGACCCTCAACACCATTGTGAAAAACCTCGTTGTTGTTGTTGGGACCTGATCGGTTTTCCGAATATGCGCCTAGGGATTTCACGACGGGATCATCCGAACGGGGTACGAGAAGTTTGGGTTAGGTGCGCTTCTTACTGGCCGGCTTGGATCTTTGGCGCCGAAGGCTGAACTGGGCCAGGGCCTTCTCGCCAGCAGTGGACTTATCGATGCTCTTCTGTGCTGTGGCTGCCATCTCTGCCGCGTGGAGGACCGTCCGAGCAGACTGCAGGATTGCCAAGCGGGCAGATGCATCCACCTTGCGATAGATCGCCAGCAGCTCCGCCTCTTCCATGCCCTGCAGCATGGTGTCGGCGATGGCGCCCTCCAGCAGGTAATCCGAGGTCGTGCCTAGCGCCGCGGCGAGTTTCGACAGCGTGCTGGCCCGCACTTTCTCCGGTGTAGTCACCCCGCGCAGTAGATCCGACAGGCTCGACTGCTTGATCCCCGCCGCTTCGGCCAGGTCTTCCTGACGACCCCATTCGCGGACCTCCATCAGGAGCTTGACCCGCTCGGCGAGAGTCGGCGGCGACTTTGCAATAGCTTTCATGGCGCGATTCTCGGCACGCCATAGCGGAATTAAATCGGAGGTCCGATGGCAGACTATACTGCATAACCCATCGGAACTCCTATACTGCGCGGCATGCGCACCGAAGATGTCATCCGCCACTTCCTCACGCAGAAGGCTGCGGCCGCTGCGCTCGGGATCCGTCAGTCCTCTGTGGCCGAGTGGGGTGAATTCCCCCCGCCGGCCCGCCAGCTGCAGCTCCAGCGCATCACTCGCGGGAAGCTCAAGGCTGAACCCTTCGACCAGCTGTTCATCCGCGCCAAGCCCAAGGCTGCCGAGGCCTAAGTCGTGTCGTTCCTGCTGCCCCCGCGTGGCCTGGTACTGCATTTGTCGTCTCCTGCCGGCGTCGAACTGCTGCGCCGTGCCCGCAATGTCCTTTTTTTCGTCCGTCGCTGAGACGGCAACAGATGGAAATACGCCGTGCCATCTCCACAACCCATCCCCGCGCAGCTCACGTTCTCCTTCGAGCCGGCGCTACCCGATCGCTTCCCGAGCCTGCGCGCGTACGTCGCACACCGCGCCGCGGTGGCGCGCAAGCCCATGAAGACGCAGGCCGGCGACATGGACATGGCGCCCTCCACCCTGGCGCGCAAGCTCAATCCAGCGGAGGGCGACACCCAGCGCTTCAACTGCGACGACCTCGAGGCCTGGATCGCCAGCACGGGTGAGGCCGAGTCCGTCATCGAGTACCTGGCCGCCAAGTACATGGATTCACCCGACGCCAGGCGTGCGCGGCTGCTGGCGCGCATGGAATCGATGCTCACCGAGATGGCCGAGGCGCTGCCGGCGCTGCGGGAGCCCGCGGCATGACGACCGGGGACCCGCTCTCCCGCATCCCTGACGCGGAACTGGACGCCCGCCTCGAGCGCTTCGGCAACTTGATGCTCGCGGCCAACGCTCGCTTCCTTCGGTCGCA